GCTTCTCGTTCTGCGCTGCTCGCCGGACGGCATCCTCCAGCAAGTGCAGCCGATCGTCCCAGACCTCGACCGTGCTCCAGCGCGAGCCGCACACGAGGCACACGCGCCGCCGCCGCTGCGTCCCGTTCTCTGCTCGGGACTCGATGACTTGGCTGCGCGTCGCGCGGCAGTCAGGACAGGCGCAGCCAGCCATCAGATGACGAAGAGGCGGCGCGCGTTCCGCGCTCGACTCAGGCAGAGGTAGAACGCATCGGCGTGGTCAGGCGAGCTACCGTGCCGCGCCCTGATCTTGTCCTTCGACTCCATCTTCAGCTTGCCGTCCTCGCGGTACTCGTAGTTCGTCCAAGACAGCTGCTTCCAAAGCGTCTTCCGCCACTCGCGCGGCACAGAGAGGTGCTTGTTCATCAGCGCCATGCGCCCGACCCAGTGAAGCTCTGCCCGGCGGTTCAGCAGCTTCACATCGTGGCCGATCAGCCACGCCCAGTCGCCGACGACCTTCGACCCGAAGTCCACGCCGTCCACGCCCCACCCATCCTCGCGCAGACGGTCCACGACTCCCGCGCCGAGACCGTCGAGGTCAACGTGAACGTTCGTCGGATCGACGCCCCATTCCCTCGCGATCTTCTGCGCGCGCCGCGCCGTCTCCATGAGGTCGTCCGTTTGCCAGTCGAGGACGCTCTCGATGCGTCCGTCCACCATGACGACCGACACCGTGTAGTCCGTGCCGCTGCGCGCGACGTCGAGCCCGAGGTGCCGACCTCGCTCGATCTCAGGCTCGTGCTCGCAGGTCTCCTCCAGCAGCCACTCGGGCACTAGCTGGTAGTCGCCTCCCTTCGGCGGGAACTTGCCGAGCACGCGCACGTAGAACTGCGGCGACTCCTCGCCGTAGAACTCCGCCTGCTCCTCGATCCACTTGCGGCTGATGATGTCGTCGGGGACGTCGTGCGCCGCGATGGAGAACCGCTGCCACTCGCCGCGCTGGTGCGTCTCGTAGAACGCGCCGTCCGCGCGGTTGCCGTTGCCGATCGCGAGCACGTAGCAGTTCGGCGACGTGAGGTAGCCGCGCATCGCGTCCCAGATCGGATCGGCGACGCCGCTCGCCTCGTCAACGATCACCATCAGCCCGCCCGGCCCGCCCGGCGTGGAGCCTTGCGCGTGGAACCCCTGGAACCTCTCCTCCCTGTCTGTAGAGAGACCCATCGCGTACCAGCTAGGTCCGATGTCGAGGCGCGTCGTCATCAGCTCGCCGCGCAGCGAGAACTTCGCGTTGGCGTAGGCGTTCCTCACCTCGCGCCAGAGCAGGTTCACCTGATGCCACGTCGGCGCTGTCGTCACCACGATCGCATCGGTCCGCGTCATCAGGAACCACAGCAGCAGACGCGCCGCCCACGTGGTCTTGCCCGCGCCGTTGCACGACACCGCCGTGACGCGCTGGTGCTCGACAAGCGCGCGCCCGATCTCCTGCTGTTTCGACCACGGCGAGAAGCCGAGGATCTCCTGCGCAAAGCCTACCGGGTCGTCAACGTACTGCGGGAACGGCGCGTCAAGTCGCGTCCCCAACTTCGAGTCTAGTTGCCGCCTGACCTGTTCCCAGCACCTCTGCGTCAATGCGCCGGATGACTCGGGCTGCTGCATCCTTCGGAACCTCCTCCAACACGATGTCTGCCCAACGCGCCATGATCGCGACGAGGTCGCGAGCGTTCAGTGCCGTGGCTGCGTCGAGCCTGATCTGCCACGCCTTCTCCTGCCGCCGCGCCAGTCGCTCGGCAGCCTTGCCCAACTCCTCCAGCGCCGCGTCCTCCTCCATGCCCGTCCGCAGCAGCTGGCCTAGCTCGCTCAGCGCAACGGCTGCCTCCTGCGGATCCTGCGCCAGACGCACCGCCTCGTAAAGCTCCAACGCTCGCGCTCGGAAGCTCGGGCTGTCCGCGTCGTCGACCCTCTCCGCCGCGCGCTTCACCGCGACGTCGAGCACCGCGAGCGTCTCCCTCAGATCCATCAGACCGGGATCGTTGCGGCTGGCTTGGTACGCCTCGCGGAAGCGCCCGAGACCTTGGCTGTACCTGCCGTGCTCGACAGGCCTGCCGCCCAAACCGCCATGCAGACGGCAGACGCGCCGCCCGGGCACGACCGGCTTCTTGCACCGCTCGCCCGTCCCCTTGGACTTGGCGCAGCAGCGGTTGGGCTCGTCGCCGGGCTCGTAGGTCGTCGAAGGCTTACGCGGCATGGCTGCGGGCCTCGGGACCTGAAAGTTCGCTGCGTAATCCCAATGAAACAGCGGGGTAGGTAGTAGAGCTGCTGCGCCGCCAAAAATCGGCGACCCCTACCCCCTGTGGGGGGGCCGAGGCGCGCTGCGCTCCGCCAGACGCAGCAGAGGGCCGCGTGCTGCGCTCGTGGTGCCACGCCTCGGGCGTGAGCCGCGCGGCGGCGCGGATGCAGCAGCGGGCCTCCTGTGCGGCCGGGCGTCGCAGCAGATCTCTACTCCGCATCGTCCGCGACCTCCTCCGTCTCCACGTCCTCGGACGTGACCCCGAGCACCCGGCTGTAGAGACGCAGGAGCCGCTCTCGGTGCTCAGCCTGCTCCTCGTAGAGAACGGCGTTGTCAGCCACCAGGGCGTGCACGTCCTCCGCGATCTCGCGCAGCTCTGCGCGCAGCGCGCCCTGCTGCTGCGCAAGCTCGGCGAAGAGCGCGGCGAGGTGCTGCATCTGCCGCGTCAGCGTCGCGAGCGATGGGCGGCGGCCCGGGCTCCACGCGCTGTCCGAGTCGCCGGGCTCCGGTTCCGGCCAGCAGCGGTTCACCATGCCGGGCCTCCACCTGCCGAGGTGCCCGCCGAGGGCGGCCAGTCCCGAAAGGTCGGGACGGCCCTCGCCCGGCGGCGCTGCGTAGGTGCCACCTGCCCGCAACGTACCGCGAGCCCTGCTCTGAGCCTGTCTTCTCTGCTCTGCCTAGTGCATGCCATGAGGTTCCCCTCCTTCATAGGTTGCCCTGTACGGGGCCGTCAGTGTCCTGTGCCCGGCTCATCTTGCCATGGCTCGCAAACGCTCTGCCAGATCCTACCGCCAAGCAAACACGAGGACCTGCGGCGGGAACCAGTCGAACGTCTCTGCGCTCCAGTCGATCTTCCTGCTGAGCGCCACGTTCGGGAAGCTCGCCTCTACGCGGTCGAGCACCTCGCGCAGGACCGGGATGCGTCGCTCCACGTCGAAGCTCCACTCGAACGCCAGCTTGCGGATCCGGTCGAACGGGAAGGACTGCTCCACGAGCATGGGGATCTCAGCGCCCTCGATGTCGAGCTTGACGCAGTCTGCCTCGGCGAGGTCGAGTGCGTCGCTGAACCGGATGGCTGGCACCTTGACCGGCGTGCTCTTCTTGCGCTGCCACTGCGTGCTGTGCCGCCACTCCTTGCCTAGCTCGTCGCACTTGTAGAGCGTGACTGAGTCGCCCTCGTGGCTGTCCGGCATGATCGCCTGATGCCGGATCTCGAACGGCACGGCGTTGAGGGCAAGGTTCTGCTTTGCAGCTTCGTAGTTGTCGGCCTCGGCCTCGAAGCCCACGACGCTCTGCACTCCGAGTCGGTGCGCCCAGCAGGTGAACGCGCCGATGTTCACGCCGCCGTCTAGCCATCGGTCGCCGGGCTCGATGAGGAATCCCTTCCGAGGCTTCTGGTAGCCGTTGCCTTCGATCACCTCCTCGACGGTCTTCTTGTCCGACGTGCCCGCGCGGATGTTGAAGCGCAGCGGGTTGTCTCGCTGCTCCTTCCGCTTCACCTCGTAGACCTCGTCGGTGCTCGGCTCGATGGTCGCGGCAGCCTGCGCTCGCTTCAGTTCGTCCTCGGGTTGCTCGCGCCCGGCGAACGCTGCCTTGGCGTAGAAGACGATCGTGTACCGTTTGCCCCTAGGGGTCATTGGCTGCAACGGTGTCACGCCGTGCATGATCTGCTGCCCGTTGAAGATCGCTACCGACATGTCCTCGCACTTCAGGTAGCTGTCTAGCTCGGGGAGATGCAGCATCCCGCCGCCCACGTCCTGACGCAGAGTGATCATGGCAGACCAACTGCCGTTGACGTTGCCCGAGTCGCGGTGGTACGGCAGCGGCGCGGTGTCGTTGATGATGCCGCTCGTCCACGGCGTCGTACCGATGCGCCAGCACGGGTCGATGTCCTCGACGAACTTCTCCTGCTCCTCGGCAAGCTCCGGCAGGTACAGCTTCATCTGCTCCCAGCAGTGCTGCGCCGCGTACGTCAGCAGCTTGTTCACGTTCGCGTACTTCGCGCTGAAGGTCGAGAGCGACGGCGCGAGTCGGCGACGCATCGGCTGCGGCGCGGTGTACCCGAACGTCTGCGAGCGGTAGGAGATACCCGAGAGGCGCGCTCGTTCTCCCGACCATCCTTGGTACGAGTCGAGCCACGGCGTCAGGAGCAGCAGCGGCTCGTACGCCTCGGGGCGCATCTTGGCGATCATTCCCACGAACTCGTCCGACTGCGACGGCTTGTTCCTGTCGCCGAGCACGAGGAGACCCTCGTCGATCACGCGCGCGTCTTCCGGCGGCTTGCCCGCCGTCTCCTTGTTCGAGATCTGGCAAGGCTGGAGCCCGAGGTGATGGATCTTCATGCCTGCTCCTCCCATGCCGCTGCCTTCTTCAGGAGAGCCTCGGCGTTCGTCTCGGCTCCTGTCTCAGCGCGCAGCTCCACGAAGTAGCGCGAGACCTGCTCGTACTGCTCCGGGGAGAACGGCAGGAGCATGGTGCGGATGATCCCGCCCTCTCCGTCGCCTCGCGGTACGTGCTGATCCGGTCGCAACTCGACGCTGCTGCCGAGGTCGACGTCGCCGAGGTCGCTGAGGTCTTGCTGCGCCTCGGAGAGCATCGCAGCCACGGTGCCTAGCTCGAAGCCTGTCGCGTCGATCGCCTCGTCGCCTAGCTCGCCGTCCTTCAGCGCAGCGAGCGTCGAGCGCAGCGCGTCGTAGTCCCACTCCGCAAGCTCAGCGGTGCGGTTGTCCGCGATGGCGAAGGCGGTCATCTCTGCGCCGACGAGGTCGCTACGGATCACGCCGATGTCCGTCCACCCTAGCTCCCTCGCGGCTTCGAGCGTGCCGTTGCCTGCGCGTACGCAGCCGTCCTTGTCGATCACGATGGGCTTCTGCTGCCCGAAGCGCGCAAGCGATGCCTTGATCGCGTCGAGGTTGCGCCGCGAGTGCTTGCGGACGTTGGCGGGGTCGTAGGTGAGAGACGAGATCGGAACGGTCTCGGACTGCATGAGGGTGCCTCCTGTTCTTAGGCGGTTAGTGGGTCAGTAGACGTACGTTGTGGTCCGGCTTCACGCCTCGCCTCTCGCATGAACGCGGTGCAGGTAGCCCGCGATGAGTCCGGCGTCGGCCATGCCCCAGTCAGCCTTCACCTTGATCGGTAGCCTCGGGTACAGCGCGCGCGCTCGCGTCACGGCGCTCACCTTGACCTGCGGGCCTCGCGCCATGCCCGCGAGCATCTTGGCCTGCCACCGCTGCGGCGGCACTTCGATGTACGGCACTTCGAGCGCGGCGAGGATGCCGAGCCAGATGCCGTACCCCTTGCCGAACGAGAACGCGCCGACGCGCCCGTCTCTCGGCATCGCGCCGACCTTCTCGATGCCCACAGACAAGCGTCCCTCAGTGCGCAGCTGCTGGATCGACTCGGCCATGCCTCGGACGTCGTACTGCCTCTTCGACTTGTCCTTGAAGGACGGCGTACGGAAGGCGTCGAGGTACTGCCCCTCTTCGTCGAGGGCTACGACTCCTCCCGTCACGCCGGGGTCGATGCCGACATAGATCATGCTTCCTCCTGTCAGAGGGCAGGACGCCAGTCGATCGACGATGGAGACCAACGTCCACAGATCACGAGCTTCTCCCTCGCCCTCGTCATCCCAACGTACCACGTGCGGATGATCGAGTCGCGTCCCTCGCCCGGTCTCGTCCACTCACGCATCCCGCTACGCGAGAGGTCCGGCAGCAGGTACACCACGTCAGCCTGCCCACCCTTCACCGAATGGATCGTGCCCACGCAGAGCCGAGGGTCCTCGATCAGTTCAGCGCGTCCCTGCTTCGCCGCGATGTTCACGGCGTACTCCATGAGCTTCACCTTCGACGCGAGGAGTCGCGCGCTGAGCCACTCGATCGGGTCGCCGGTCTCGAAGGCCGCGCGCAGCGCATCCCACGACTCACCGAAGCACGCGCGACCGGCCTCCTCGCCGATCACTTCGTCGGCGCGGTCGGCCATCTCTGCTTGCTGGCGGATCATCGTCTTCGCGCTCGGGCGCAGTACGCCTCGGCTCTGTAGCACGTCCGTCCACACCGCCGCCTCGCGCCACGTCCACACACGTGCGTGCTCGCCGTACGTCTGCTCGTCGGGCCGCAGGTACGCGCGCATCTTGCCCGCACCGCCTCGCAGCGGGTTCCATCCGCCGTGCGTCGGGCGGAACGGATTCGCGAACGGGATGCCCTCGCGGCGCAGCACGGCGATCGCGTTGCGCAGCATGTAGCCGCAGCTAGCAAGCAGCATCACGCTCTTGCCTGCTTCGAGGTCGGCGCGTACGTCGTCGAGCATCGGCTCGACGTTCTTCGCGTTGCCCCTGCTCGTCGTCACCTCGCCTTCGTAGTCGCGCGGCTTGTACTCCACGGCGTAGCGGTAGCTCGCCCGGTCGATCCACTCGCTCGCAGCCTTGTGAACGGCGCGCGGTACTCGGTAGCTCTGCGTGAGGTGGTAGTTGTTCTCCTCCGGGATCTGCCCGCCAAGGAACGCCTTCACGCTCGCGCCGCGCCAGCCGTAGATGGCCTGATCGCCGTCGCCTGCGAGCACCGCGTACTCCGCCTCGTCCGACCACCGACGCACGAGGTCTAGCTCGATCGCGCTGCAGTCCTGCGCCTCATCCACCACGAAGACCGCTGGCCTGCCCGGAGCACACGGCAGGTCTACGGCGCGCTCGATGAGCCCGGTGAAGTCGATGTAGCCCGTCTCCTGTAGCCACCGATCCCAACGCCTCTGGAAGCTCGCGACGTCGTCTCGCCACTGCGAGCGCGGCGTGCGGTTGTGCCGGTACACCTGCGCCAACGCCATGAGGTCGTCGCCCGTCGTCGCCTTCTCGTTCTTCTTGACCTCCGGGTTCTCAACGCTCGGCGCGCCGCCTCCGAGCTTGAACATCGGCTCCCGCTCGTTCCACTCCGCGACCTCGCCCTCAGCGATCGTCGGCCGACCCATCGCTCGGAAGGCCAGCGCGTGCAGCGTGCCGACGTTGTCCTTCGGGATCGGTAGGTCTCGGCTCGCGATCTCCGAAGCCGCAGTCTTCGTGAGCGAGCAGATCACGACGTTGTCCGCGCCGAACCTCTCCGCCGCCTTCGGGATCCACCGCGTCGCGAGAGCGTGCGACTTCCCGCAGCCCGGCGGCCCATGGAGTCGGTACTCAGTCACGACAGCAGCCCCAGCAGCAGCGCGAGGATGAGAGCGACGACGGCATAGCCGAACGCCAGCCCCACGAGCAGCACGCCGCAGCCAACGCGCGCATACGGCGGCTCGGCGCTAGTCGGTACGCCGCTCATCATCCGCCTCTCCTCAGCAGGCAGACGCATGTACTCACTGTGACGGTCGTCGAGTGTTCCACGTGGAACGTCGTCCCCCTCGGGCGGCTTCGGCGGTGCGGTGCAGTCGTCCATTAGTATTCGCCTAGACAGGCTATTGCGCGTAAGTCAGCGCCTCGTATAGGGTTAGCTCAGGTATTAGCCGATTGCTAATGATTGCGGGTGCGGTCGTCAATCGAATCGTAGCTCCCTCTAGAAGGGAACGTCTTCCTGTTCCGCGTGCGCCTCGGTCCGCTGAGGCAGACGCGCCGTGACGCCGAGCGGCGCAGTCCATGCACCGACCGTGCTCTTCTTGCCGTCGGACTCGCGGGTGTAGTTCACGACGACAGGCTCGCTGCCCGCCGTGCGCAGCAGCGTCGCGATCTGCTTGCGCCCAAGACGCTCGTCGCGGTGGAACGCGAGCCACGACCTGAACTCCGACAGGAAGAAGCACACGCGCCCGTCTGAGAGAACGAGCGGGTGCCGGATGCCGATCGCCTCGACCCGGTCCTCGCTCGGGCGGTGCTGGCTCAGGTACTCGCCGAGCCACTCGCCGACGAGCCCCTCGGCAGACGAGTCGCTCCCGAGGTCTAGCTCCTCGACAGCCTGAAGGATGGCCTGCGCTACCGGATCCCATCGCTGCCCGTTGAATCGCTGGATGAGCGTGCCCGAGACCGCAGCGATCGACGCCCGGAACTTCGTCGGGTTGAGGATCGACTCCACGCCACCGAGGTGAATCTGCCCTTCCTCCAGCACGAGGCGGTACTGCGGCGGATCGCTGACGTACTTGAGGATGCGCCTGATCTTGAAGCCCAGCAGCGATGAGACGTCGGTGAGGAAGCCGTCGCGCTCGTCCTCGATGTCCGCCTCTCCCTGCTGCACTGCCTCGACCCGGTCCGT